ATTTAGCGAAGGCACATCAGGTGCTTTAGGAAAACTGTTTGGTAACTTTGGATCGGGAACTCCTGCAATGTTACACGGTCTAGAAGCAGTTGTTACACCTAGTCAAATGGCTGAAGTAGTTGCTTCCGGAATAAAAGGAACAATTAATTCCATTATGACCGCAGGACAATCTGCACTTACTGCTGATACAGAAACTACTGATGTTGCATCAACAGTCCAAAATGCATCACAGCAAGCGGTTTCCGATATGAAATCAGAAACCACAATGTCTCCTCAAGAACAGATGGCTGAGTTAAATAACAGTATACAGGAACTAGTTAATTTAACAAGAATGAGTAATTCGCTACATCAAAAACATATCGGTGTTACACAAGGTTTGAGTAGTGATGCATTTAATGTATAATTGGAAAAATAAATGAGTTGGAAAAAATATTTTACGCCGGTAAACACTAATAACCAATCGGGATCTATGAGTCCGATAAGTGGCGGTGGTCGACCAGGTCCAGCAAGATCTAACTATTCATCATACCTTCCTGATGTATATGCAGGTAGTCCAAATCGTATTGAAAAATACATGCAGTATGACACAATGGACATGGATTCAGAAGTTAATGCTGCACTGGACATTTTGGCTGAATTTTGCACAGGCAAAGACAAGGAAAATGCAACTCCTTTTCACTTGTTTTTTAGAGACTCTCCAACCCAAGTTGAAACTAAACTTCTTAAAGAAGCATTACAAAAATGGACAAAGCAACAGCAGTTTGAAAATAGAATTTTTAGAGTAGTTCGAAATACATTTAAGTATGGAGACTGTTTCTTCCTTAGAGATCCTGAAACTAAGAAATTACTTTATATTGATCAGGCAAAAGTAACCAAAATTATTGTAAATGAAAGTGAAGGAAAAATACCTGAACAATATGTAATTAGAGACATTAATTTTAATTTTAAAAATTTAGTAGCAACTACTCCACACGGAACTACAAACACCTCACCTAGCGGAACATCATCTTATACAAGTGGTGGCGGCTTTGGTAGAGGAATGGTTGGCAATGCGGCACAACCTCCAGGAACTAGATTTCATACAGAACAAAATGAAGTAACGGTTGATGCGAAACACATCCTACACATTTCTTTATCAGAAGGTTTAGATAACAACTATCCTTTTGGTAATTCACTACTGGAAAGTGTTTTTAAAGTTTACAAGCAAAAAGAATTATTAGAAGATGCAATTATCATTTATAGAATTCAACGTGCTCCAGAAAGAAGAATCTTTTACGTTGACGTAGGTAATATGCCGGCACATATGGCAATGACCTTTGTTGAAAAAGTTAAGAATGAAATACAGCAAAGACGTATTCCTAGCTCAACTGGCGGCGGAACAAGTGTTGTAGATGCTTCATATAATCCTCTTTCAACAAACGAAGACTACTTCTTTCCGCAAACAGCAGAAGGCAGAGGATCAAAAGTTGAAACACTACCAGGCGGAACTAACCTAGGCGAGATTACGGATCTAAAATATTTTACTAATAAACTATTCCGTGCTTTGAGAATTCCGGCGTCTTATTTGCCAACTTCGATTGATGAACAGGCTAACACAGTATCCGACGGAAAGGTTGGAACAGCATATATTCAAGAATTACGATTTAACAAATATTGCGAAAGATTACAGGCAAACATCGTTGAGTCTTTTGATCATGAATTTAAATTTTGGTTAACAACAAATGGATATAATATTGATTCGAGCTTATTCGAACTTAAATTTAATCCACCACAAAACTTTGCAGCATACAGACAGGCTGAACTTGATACAACAAGAGCAAATATTTACGGAACACTACAACAGGTTCCATATCTAAGCAAACGTTTTGCTATGAAACGATATTTAGGTTTATCACAAGAAGAAATTGCCGAGAACGAACGTCTTTGGATGGAAGAAAACGGTTCTAACTTACAACCGCCAACTGATGCAGCAGGCGAGTTGAGAAACGCAGGCATTACACCAGGTGGCATCGCAGATGATGCTGCTGCTCAAACAGCAGAAGCACCTGATGACATGGCTGCGGCAGCAGAACAGCCAGACGCAGGAGGTGCTGACGTAGGAGCAGAAACTCCCGCACAGTAATAAATACAAACATGCTTCTAAGAGAATTTTTATATTTTAATGATGATGTGAATGATTTTGCTGTTGATCGTAGATACGATAACAGTAATGATCAGTCTGTGTTACAAACATCCGACACACGTAAAATAAAATTAACTCTACGACAAATCAATCATTTAAGATTGCAAGCCGAAGCCCACGAAGCAGAAAAACAATCTGAACTGGCTTTCATAAAGCAAATGTATGGAACTCCAGTTGAGCAAGAAGAATAGACATACTCCCACTAAACTAACCGATTTAGCATTTGTTCTTGGTAATGGCAAGAGCCGATTATGCTTGAATGTAGAATCTTTATTATCAATCGGAACAGTATACGGTTGTAATGCACAGTATAGAGAGTTTGATCCTCACTATCTAGTTGCTGTTGATGTAAAGATGGTGAACGAACTTATTGATTCCGGGTATGCTCAAAAAGGTAGCGTTTGGACTAATCCTAATAAGGGAATTAAAAATAAGGAAAGAATAAATTTTTTTAATCCTCACAAGGGATGGTCAAGTGGTCCTACAGCACTATGGTTTGCAGCATCAAACGGACATAAAGAAATATACATACACGGTTTTGATTACCACGGACTAAACGGTAAGTTTAATAACATATATGCAGATACACATAATTACAAAAAAAGCACAGATTCTGCTACGTTTTTTGGTAATTGGTTATCACAGACAGAAAAAGTAATTAAAGAGTTTGTTCATACAAAATTCTATAGAGTTATTGATTCTGGTGCATTTATACCCGATAAATTAGGTCCACAATATCCCAATTTACGGCATATATCATACCAAGATTTTGAAAAAACCTTTGAAGGCACTATATATCAAGACAAAATGATTCAAAAAACTACCATTTAACCCGGTTTTTAAAAGTAAAATGTAAATACAATACGAAACAGCCTTATATCTTAAAAAAGGAGAATACACATGGCAGACAAAACTAAATTAGAACAAATGCTTGAGCATTTGGTAAATGACGATTCTGCAAAAGCAGAAGAGTTATTCCACGAATATGTGGTTGAAAAATCACGCGAAGTTTACGAAAACCTTATCGAAGAAGAATTAAAAGATGAGGAAGTTGACGAAGCATCTAAAGATGAAGATGCTGATGACAAAGAAGTTGATGAAGCGTCTAAAGATGACGATGCAGAAGAAGATAAAGTAGATGAAGCGTCTAAAGATGACGATGATCAAGTTGACGAAGAATTTGAAGATGTTGCTATCGAAGGCGACGACGAAGGCGATATGGACGCTATGGGCGGTGACGCTACAGACGACCTAGAAGCAGACGTTACAGGCGATGACGAAGATGGCGAAAAAGAGCCAGAAGAGTTATTCCAGGATTTAGATTCAATTGTTGACGAACTTCAAGCAAAATTCGACGAAATCAAAGGCGGCGAAGAAGGCGATGAGATGGATATGGACGCAGAAAAAGAAGAAGAAACTTTTGCTCCAGAAGCATCTGCAGACCCAGAAGGCGACGCTGAATTAGCAACAATGCGCGAGTATGTTGAAAAAGTAGCAGGTGGACACGGTGCTGAGAAAAAAGGCGGCGCAGAATCTGCAGACAACAAAAAGTCAGTTGTTGACAACATGAAGAATGATATGGGCGGAACTACTGCTAACATCGCAAAAGGCGGTGAGTCAAATGAAAAAAATGACGGTGGTTTAGCAGATATCAACGCTAAAGAAGACAATGCTGGTAATGTCAATGTTCCAGGTTCAAAGAATGCAACTAAAATGTCCAATGAAAAAGGACACGGTGCTGAAAAAGCAGGTGCAAAGGAACAGGCAGATAACAAGCAATCACTTTTCCGTGGTCGTAGATAATAGAGGAGTATAGGTTGAAAACTACACTAGCAGAACATTTGAGTTTCGATCAGGCTAAGATTGTCCTAGAGCGTGATGAAGGCGAGAATGGTAAAACGTTACACCTAAGTGGTATTTGTATCCAGGGTGATATACGCAATGCCAATCAACGCATTTATTCTTCTAAGGAGATTGACAGGGCTGTTACTACGCTCAACGAACAAATCTCTGGTGGATATTCAGTGCTAGGTGAAGTTGATCATCCTCAAGATTTACGTATAAACCTCGACCGTGTATCTCACATGATTACAAAGATGTGGATGGACGGTCCTAACGGCTACGGAAAACTTAAAATGCTTCCAACTCCAATGGGTCAATTAGTTACGACCATGTTGGAGTCGGGAGTTAAATTAGGCGTATCCAGCCGAGGATCAGGCGAAGTAGACGGCGAAGGCAATGTTAACGGTTTTGAAATCATTACTGTTGATGTTGTTGCACAACCAAGTGCGCCAGGCGCCTATCCAACACCAGTTTATGAACACCTTATGAACACACAAGGTGGATACCAGGCATTTAAAGTAGCACAAGAAGTTAAAGGCGATCCACAGGCACAACGATACATAGCAGAGAGCTTGAAGAAAATCATTCAAGGTCTAAATCATTAGGAGAATCACAATGCTAGATTTTGTAAAACAGTTGTTTGAAAATAACGTGATTTCCGAAGACGTCAAGTCGGAGATTGAATCCGCTTGGGAACAAACCGTTCAAGAAAACCGTGATCAAGTATCTACACAATTACGTGAAGAATTTGCACAGAAGTATGAACATGATAAGGCCGCAATGGTAGAAGCAGTCGAAAAGATGTTGGCTGACAGAATTCAAGCCGAACTATCTGAGTTTGCTGAAGACCGCCAAGGACTTATTGAGGCTAGAGCTAAGTATGCTAAGAAAATGAAAAAAGATTCCGCTGCAATGGAATCTTTTGTTCTTAACAACTTGAAAAAAGAACTAGCAGAACTTCGTGAAGATCGTAAGAGTGTTGCGAACAATGTTGCTAAACTTGAATCTTTTATTGTTAACTCGTTAGCGAAAGAAATCGCAGAGTTCCATGTTGATAAGAAAGACTTAGCAGAAACAAAAGTTAAACTTGTTAGAGATAGCAAGGCTAAATTTGAAACTGTTAAGAAAGACTTTATTAATAAATCAGCAAAGGTTATCGAAGAAACAGTATCGAGAGGTATTAAATCTGAGATGACACAATTAAGAGAAGATATTGAAGCAGCTCGCAAAAACGACTTTGGTCGCAGAATTTTTGAAAGTTTTGCAAGCGAATACGCAACAAGTCATCTCAATGAAAAATCTGAGACAGCAAAACTTCTTAAAGTTGTAAAACAGAAAGAAGATGCAGTTAAAGAAGCAGCAGCAAAAATTGCTGATGCAGAGAAACTAGTTGAAAGCAAAGAATCTGAAATAGCTCAGATGAAAGACGCATCTGCAAGAAAGGAAGTGATGAGCGAATTGTTATCACCTCTTTCTAAAGACAAGCGTGAAGTAATGGGCGAACTTTTAGAATCTGTTCAGACTAATAAATTACACGCAGCCTTTGACAAGTATATTGGTCCAGTGATGGAAGGTAATATGCCTAAGAAAGAGAAGGTAGCGTTGACGGAAGGCAAAGAAGTTACAGGCGATAAAAATACACAGGCACAAATCGGCGGGGGTGAGACCAAAACCGCTGAGATTTTTGACATCCGCAGACTTGCGGGACTAAAAGTTTAAGGAGAACAAACAATGTCACAACTATTAGAGTCACGCTGGTCAGAAACCAAAGACGCTCTTCTTGAAGGGCTCCAAGGCAACAAGCGTTCTGTTATGGCGTCAACTCTCGAAAATACCCGTAAGTATTTGTCAGAGAGTGCTACAGCAGGCGCAACTTCTGCCGGCAACGTTGCAACACTAAACCGCGTCATTTTACCAGTAATCAGACGTGTAATGCCAACTGTCATCGCAAATGAACTAGTTGGTGTTCAACCAATGACTGGTCCAGTCGGACAAATCCACACATTACGTGTAAGATATGCCGACGACTTCACTTCAAGCTCTGGCACAAGTGCTGTAGCAGGTGAAGAGGCACTATCGCCATTCAAAATTGCTGAAGGTTATTCAGGAAATGATGACATCAAGGCTGGTTCTACTGCATCACTAGAAGGTGTGGCTGGAAACAGATTGTCAATTCAAATCTTGAAGCAAACTGTTGAAGCCAAAACTCGTAAGTTATCAGCTCGCTGGACTTTTGAGGCTGCTCAGGATGCACAAGCACAGCAAGGTATTGATGTTGAAGCAGAAATCATGGCAGCTCTTGCACAAGAGATCACTGCTGAGATTGATCAAGAAGTTATTACTTCACTTTCAACATTGGCTGGCACAGCCGCATTAACATACGACCAAGGTGCAGTATCAGGAACTGCTACTTTTGTTGGTGACGAACATGCTGCATTAGCAGTTCAGATCAACAGAGTATCTAACTTGATTGCACA